TGCTTTTCTCACAACGACACCAAGGCGAACGCTCGCTGGGGAGTCGAAGAGAGGATTACGGCCTTGGCGACCACTCCGACTCCCGTCACGAACTTCGTGCGGGAATGCCTAGCCGACTTTATAGAAGGCGTATGTGGCAACGAGACCTTAACTCCGGTGGGTTTCGACGAGGTGTGGGATGCCCAAAGCAGGCCTACTCAAAGGCATCTGCTGCGCTCGGGTGGGGACATGGGCGACTCATCAGACCCCCTCATCAACGCATTCCTCAAGAAGGAAGCGGCACAGGCTGTAAAGCCGCCTCGGGTGATTTCAACCATCGAGCCGAAGGCTAAAGTGGAGTACTCCTACTACCTCAGGGCAGTGGGGAAATTCCTTAAGCGCTTCGACTGGTATGGGTTCAAGACGCCGCCTGAGGTGGCTGATAAAGTCGTGCGAGACTTTGTCGAAAGCGAGTACGCTTTGGAGGGCGATTTCTCCCGGATGGATGGCCACGTCAACGCCAACTGTCGGGAGCTCCTCGAGAAGCCTCTCCTCCGCAGACTCTTCCCCGGTGACGAGCACGTCATCAGGATGCACGACCGCCAATACGGTGTTCGTGGTCGCATCCAGGGGAAGTTCTACGAGGTGGGCTACGCGAGAGCCTCTGGTTCGCCAGAGACTTCGGCCTTCAACACACTCCTGACGGCATTCATAGTCTACTACAAGAACAGGCTTCTAGGCCTGGACAAGGAGGCTGCATTTGCTCACATGGGCATTTGCGCTGGGGATGACACCCTGGCACCTTCAGTTCCGGGTATATCCGCTGAGCTTGACGCGGAGAAGTTCATCAACGCTGCCCGCGGGATGGGCCAGAAGCTCAAGGTGAAACTCGTTCACCGTGGCACCGCAGTCACGTTCTTGTCGCGCTACTTCATGCCCTGGGACGGAGACATGTCAAGCATGACGTGCCCGCTCCGCGCGCTGAGCAAGATCCACGCAAGCCCGAACATGGTACCAGGCGTTACACCGGAAGACAAGTGCCACGAGAAAGGCTTCGCACTAGAGTTGACCGACGGGAACACCCCCGTACTCGGTGACCTAGCAAGGAAAATGCAGACAGTCGGAAAGCGAATCGACCCACGTTTCGCCGACCGGTCGTCTTCCTGGTGGACACGCTTTGGCGAGCGCAACTGGCCTAACGAGCCGGCTGCATGGATGATGGATGTATTCCAAGCCGAGCTACCGGAGTTTAACCACACCCTATTCCAAGTGTGGCTGGACGAAGGCGCGACTATGGAACCCCCGGTCCTCCTAGAGTTGGATCTCAAGCCTGGCAATATCGACGTCATCGTTAACGGTGAACTGTTGGAGGCCGAGCTGGAGCAGGCGGAATCAAAGTCGCAGAGCCTATCGGGGTTCGAGGCGGAAGAGGGAAAGTCGGTGGACCTCAAAAGCGCTTCTAGCGCTCAGCCATCGTCGCGTGGCAAGTCCCGCGCGCGCAGGACAAGAGGACGGGGGGCGAGTGCTGGCAACACTGCGCCAAGTTCCAACGGGTCGACTTCTTCACGGAAG